GCATTGACGGCCACATCGAGAAGACTGACGCCGTTGAGCCCGTCATGGGTCAGCGGATGGCGGAAATGAAACACGTCCGACGCCGGCAGCACGACCATGCCACCTGTCGGGCGGCGGTATTCGAACGTCAGTTGCCAGTCGTCGGAGAGCTTCGGTTTGCAGCTGCCGCGTGGCAGGGGGATCAACTGCACGACCTTCCCGCGCAGGCCCCGGATGATCAGCGCATGCGCGTTGCCGTCGAGGAGCGCCATCTGCTGCATGTACGACTTGAACTCGAATGCAGTCTGGTAGGTGTTTGGCCGCTTGTGGAGAATCGAGTAGAGCGGGTGATCCTTAGCCTTCTCGATCTTCTCCGTGCCATCGGCCGCCACCGTCCGACGCATCAGGAAAGTCGGCAGCATGCCGATCGACGATGAAATCAGGTTCGTGGCGCGGAAGAACGAACTATTCCGGAACGCCATGCGGCGATTGACCGACACACCTGCATTCGACATCCGTCCGTCGCGCAAGAACTCCGCCAGCGCCGGGCTGTCGAAGCCGCCGATGTCCATGGCCTGGACGATCGGCACATCGCGCGCGCTGATCGGCACACGCTGCGCCTGCGAGCGGCGATAGCCTGATCCGCGGCGATAATCGTCGGGCGACAATGCCGTCATGCGCGCCCCCTAAACCCTGATGACGCCGCGTCGGGCGTAGACCGATCCCGACTTTGCAGCCGGCATGGCAGTGATGACGCCGACGGCCATGCAAAGCGCGATCACGGCATCGATCTTGTTCACCGCCCGCTCCTTCGCGAGCCAGTAGTTCCCCCACCGATCTTCATCGGTGACGGCAGACATGATCGCCGAGATCAGCACCGGGCTGGTGCGGAGCCTGATCCTCTTTTCGAGGATCATCGATTCCAGCGCCTTCACCGATCCCGGCATCCAAAGCCCTTCGGGATCTCTCTTTGCCTTTTTCGCCGCCGCGATCATCGCATCCGTCGGCTTGCCCTTCTTGGTACCGCCCTGCGGGTGTTCGACCTGCTCAATTGCAACGCCAAGCCTTGTCAGCTCTGGTTCGAACGATGCCTTGTAGGCGTATCGGTCATAGCCGAGCGCAATGACGTCGAAATCGTGTGCATCGTCGGCGACGGCCTGCGCGACATGCTCATAAGCGATGACCGAACCCTTGGGCGCCGACAGGAAACCGTTCGCAATCCAGACTTCATATGGAGCCTTGTCGCGCAGCGCGCGGCCGTTGACCGTGTCGCCAGGCGTCCAGGCTTCAATCCATGCGTCGTAGGTCGGCTTCATGACGGTCGTCGTCTTGCCGTCCTGTTCGATCTCGACCGCCACTTGCCCGGTCTCGACAATGCTCGCCTTGGCCGTGAGATCGCGCGTTTGCGAAAGATCGAGCCCGAGACCTATTTTCTTGCCGTGGTGGATCGCCGGATCGAAGTCAGCGAGACATGGCTCCAGCGCCTCGCGCGACATCCATGCGGATTCGGCATCCGTCCAGACGCAGAAGTGCAGCCGCAAGATGCCGTTGAGCTTGCCCGGCATCGCTTTGGCCTGCGCAACGACGCCAGCTAGATATTCCTCCGTGATCGTGACGCCGAGCAGCGGGTTTGCCTTTGGCCAGCAACGCGGGTCGTTGAGCGGATCGTCGCCTTTGTCGAGCGAGCAAACGAAAGCGAACGTCGTGTCGTCGATGACCTCGCCCAGATAGGCCGGGTCGTCATCCTTCGCGTCAGGATTTCCCGCCGCGCATCGGATCGCGTGTTCATGCTCTTCCCAGCAAATCGAATTGCGGTTCGACCCGCTGTTCGTGATCATGAACAGGAGCGGTTGGCGCCGAAACTTGAACCCGCGCTCCAGCGTCTCCATCACACCGCGATCGGGATGCTCGTGGACCTCGTCGCAAAGCGCGAAATGCGGCCGCGGCCCCGAACCTGTCTTCTTCGCCTCGCGACTGATCGGTCGGAAGAACGAATTGGTGGCAAGGAACGCCATGTTGAAGACGTTGCCCGAGCCCCCGCTCTGCTTGATCCGGCGTTTCAGATCCGGCGACTTGTCGACCATCTTGACGGCGTCCTGGAAGAGGATGCCAGCCTGCGTCTTGGTCGCGCCCGCCGCATAGATCTCGGCGCCGGCCTCGCCATCGGCGAGCATCCCGTAGAGCCCCACCCCGCCTGCGATCGGGCTTTTGCCGTTCCCCTTCCCTTCCTCGATGTAAGCACGGCGGAAGCGACGGGTATTGTCCGCCCGCTTCCAGCCGAACAGCGACCCGACCTTGAAGGCCTGACTCTCATGCAACAGCAGCGGCTTCCCTTCGAACTGGCCTTCGCTTAGCTTCAGCTTCGTCTCGAAGAAGCGGATCGCTCGATCGGCAGAAGCTTGGTCAAAGTGCAGTCCGCGCTCGTGGCCATGCCCAAGATCATCGATATGCCGCCGACAGGCATTGCGAATATGCGGACCGGCAACGACCTCTCCCGCCAGGACCCGCTCGGCATATGCCAGCACCCTGTCAGTTGGCCCCGAAGAACTCGTCTTCCTCCTTTTCCTCGGCTTCACCGCGGTTGCGCTCATCGGTGAGCCCGAGCTCGCTCATGTACGCGCGGAGCTGTCCATGCATCGACGCGGGAAACCTTGACGGCCCCCGTCGGAACTCTGCCCATAGTTCGCAGAATGCGAGCGCCGCCGGCTCGCGTGATCCGTCGAGCCACCCGGCGGGCGCGATGTAACGTTTCCATGCTGCCAGCGCCTCGCCTTTGAGCCAGCGCGGGCGCTGCAATTTGCCGAACGCAGCCTGCGCTTCGTCTACTACCTCACGCGCCTTCGCGGCATTGCCGTGTCGTGCCGTCCGATGCGTGCCGTCGACCAGGCGGAGGTGAGCGGCCTTCGGCTTGGCTCCCCTGGTGGCCATATTGGACAATCCCGATGATCAATGTGGTTTTGTGCGAATTGTTGGTGGCGCCGGTGTCCAAGGCAGGGGGCTCCAGACTTTTGACTGGGGGGGGCAGGTCATCCCGTCGCCGGCCATCCGTCGAGCCCGACTTCGCGCGGCGGCGCGCGCAGCCCGAACTGCTCGGCCGTCACCTTGGCATGATGCTCATCACAGAGGTTGCGTGTGTTCCGATCCTCGTCAGAGCCGCCCAACGCGAGCGGTTGCTTATGATCAACGACGGTGGCGAGCGTCGTGCGACCCTCGCTCATGCACATCTCACACAGGCCGTTTGTGCGCTCCAAGCGGCGCTGGCGCTGTGCCTGACCAGCGCGCCCCCGCTTACGCTGCACCGTCATGCCGACCCTCGGAACAGCCCGCGAATACCCCTCGCGATTCGCTCAGCTTCCCCGATTAGGAGTTCCGAGCGCGCATATGATTGCGATGGCACATCGTCTGCGTCAGCAAGGGTCAGAAGCTCGTCTGCCAGCAATCGCAGTCTGTCGGCACGTGAGCGACGCGCAGCCAGTGCCATGCGATCCCCCCAGACATGCGAAGAGCCGCACTCCCTCGCGGGCGCGGCTCTACCGAATAATCATTTGCTATACTGAAACGGACACCTCGTCAACAGCCTCGGCAAGCCACCATCCCGGCACGCCTAGATATGACGCCAACGGCTGCACGGCAGCAGCGAAGCGGGCAGCGAACCGCTCGCGCTGTCGACCGTTGGCAAACGGCGGCATGCTATCGCGCAGCACCACGCCTTCGACCAAAGCCAGCATGTTCGTGGGCACGTGATCGCGGGCCGACCGAAACAGCTCGCGCTTGATCTGCTGGGCCTCGCTGTGCGCCTGTCCATAGTTCGCACTGCCACCGCCACCTGATCCGTTGCCATATTTCGCCACGACGCGCTGCGGCGTGAAGGCCATCGCATGCAGGTCGCGGTACCATCCGCAGGCATACCACTGCGCATAGGTAAGATGCCCGCGGCGATAGAGGCTATCGATCCAGCTATCGCGAAATCGGCGCGTTCGCCCGATCAACTGCTCACTGCTGTCTATCTCCGCTGGATTGACGAACTCGCTGGCGTCGGCCTCGCACTTGGCCAGGCGCTCTGGCGTAGCGTCCGTGACGCACAGAACCGGTTGCCGACGTGCCCGCCGACGTTTCCCTGTTCGACCACTCTTCACCTTCGCCTGCATCATGGAACCCCCGATAT